TTCGGGGGAACAACCAGCTTGCGGGGTTTGGCCGCAATCAGCAGACCGCGCTCGTCCGTCCAGCCAGCAATCTGAATGACAGCCGCTTCAAGCGACGTTTCGTTCAGATCGGCAGCGGTGGCGGGCGTGTTGCTGTTGACACCGCCGGAGACCAGCGGGTGGTCGGTCGCAAACAGGGATTTGCCGTCGCCGCCTTTGTAGGCAGCAGCAAAGCCGTTGTTCAGGACGTTCGCGCCCTTGACCTGCTTGGTATAAGCCATGGCGCGAGCCAGAGCTTTGGTATACCGAGCCGACAAGGTGTCGTACAGGTTGTCTTCCATCGCCTCTTCGGTGATGGCGAAACCCAGTGCGATCGTTTCGTGGTTGTAGCGGGCCGTCCATGCTTCCTGCGCATTGTCATACGCAATCGCGTTGCCCTCGTTTTTCACGGGGGCGGCGCTGAAGCCCGACAGCTTCTGCTCTTCCTCGAAGGAACGCTCGGAGGTTTCGGTCTCGAAAATCTCCTTGTGTTCCTCGCCGTAGGTCTCGTACTGCATACCGAACAGCGCGTTGAGGCCGGGGAGGAGTTCCTTGAGTAGTTGGGAACGAGAAATAGCCATGGTTCAGCCTCCTTACACGCCAGTGGCGTTCTGATACTGGTGCATTCCGAAGTTCCACTTCACGATCACTTCGGTATACGAACCCAGCGAGTTTGCGGTATCCGGAACGACATCAACGATGCGAACCGGCAGGGTGTTGGTCGTGGCAACGCTGCTGACCAAAAGTGCAACCTGCGAGTCGCCAGTGATGGTCGAGCCGGTGTTGTCTTGCAGCGCAGCATTGAAGCCAACCGAGGTCTGCGTAACGCCGCTGACAACGGTGGTTCCGGAAACGACAGCGACCTTGAACAGGGCATCGTAGTCATCGACCACATACGCCTTGATGTCCGCAGCGACGGTGCCTGCGGGGAAATACTGCTTGAACACCTTTTGGTTGCTGTTCGGGTCGGTATAGGTGCAACCCATGAACACACCAACGGGGGTCATGGCAGTGTCAGCCGGATCGCGGGTGATGTAACCACCGCTCAGCTTGACGGCATCGCCAAAGAAAATCGACGTGCCCTCGCCGCTGGCAATAGCCATCAGACGGGTCGAACCGGCATACACCTGCCCACCGATCAGATTGATCGGCTTCAAGCCATACGGCTTGTCAATCGTGGGGTAAGCCATTGTTTAAGCTCCTTAAATTACCCTCGTGCGCTGCGACTTGTGGTCGTGTGTTTTTCACTAAACAGCGGCATACGAGGATCGTTTTCTCTCATGAGGTTTGCATCCACTGCCTGAGCCTGCTTCTTGGTGATGTCAGCGTAATAAGCATTCCGCTGGTCAACCATTTCAGTCGGCGTCTTGCAGAGCATCAAACCGCCAATTTCAACATTCCCAGAACTCTTTCCAAAGTTCTGGAGTTCAGGATGGTCTTCGATTCGCACCGGTTCCCACCCTTCGGATGCTTTTGCGGCCACGTTCTTGTGATCAGCCTGTCCTGCAACGGAAGTTCTGATGTAGCGGAACGCATAACCGTCTTGTGGTGCTGGCGACGGGAGCAGGGTCGGGGGAGTCCAGACGCGCTTCCGAGCAGATTGTTCGCGTGTTTCGAGATCACGATTGGTACGATCAGACATTTTGTTCACCTTTCCGGATTGATGCAACGTAGCGTTCAAGCGGTACCCCAAGTCTTTTTGCCATAGCGACTTGAGTCTTCGTCAGTTTGATCTTGCCAGACGATGGCTCGGTTCTCGCTGCTGGTGCAACCACATTGGAAGGCGGTCTTGCCTGACCGAACTTTTGCGGGAACGACTCCCGAATGCGAGCATCAACTTGCTCGAAGTAGGCTTCAGACCCAGCCTGATATCCCTTGGATACAAGCTCATCGTGAATGCCCAAAGCAGCACCGCGCATGACAGGATCGGTATCGAACCATTTGTTGCTCTCTACCCACCGACGGGTGCGTTCGTCGGGTACGACCTGTGGCATTGTTTCTACATCAACATTCGGCTGTTGTAAAGGCTCTTGATACTTCGGGCGGTAGTTATCCACCTCGCGCTTCTCAACAGAGAACATGGCGAGCTTCTTCTGAGCGGCCAGCATTTTCTCGACATCGCCGGACTCATGAGCTTCCTTGAACTCCTTCTCGGCGCTCAACAGCTTGGCATCGACGCCGGTTTTCTGCGCCTCAACCAGCACCTGCTCACCGGTCTTCAAACGCTCCTGAAGCTCCCGGTTCTGATCAGCAATGTTCTTGGCAAAGCGAATGGCCTCCTGCTGCTCGCGGAAGGCTCGCTCCTTCTCCCGGCGCTCATCATGGTAGGCTCGACGTAAGTCCTTGATTCGCTTCTGAACATTGTCGCTGTATTGGGCGATTTCGTCGTCGTTGACCTCTACCGGAGGGCCCTTCTTCCGGTTTCGATCGCTTTCCGGAGTGTCATCGACAACCTCGATCTCTTTTTCCAGATCGGGTTGCTGACCTTCCGCCGATTGCTGCTGAGTTACTTCAGGCTCGTCGCCTTCGATCTCGAACTGCTGCTCTTGGTCGCTCATTTGTTCTCCTTACGCACGAGTGATGCCTCGGGGGTCTGCAACGACAGCCTCTACGGTGTCGTCGTTGATCAGGCGAAATTCCTGCTCGCCCTCATTGCCTGCAATCTTGAAGCGCGTCCCGGAATAGGAGCGCATCACGATGAAATCGCCTTCCTTGCACCAAGGGCCGGTCGGAAACTTCTCCTCGTCCTTGTATGCGAGCGGGCCAAGTTTCAGCACCATCCCCACCACAGAGGCCATTTCTTCGCGCTTGGCGTAGTTTTCGGCCCTCACGATGGAGGTGTTCTCAAACTTGTCATCCAGTTTCGGGATGGCGATAAGAATCCTGTAGCCGGTTGGCTCAGGGATTTTGCTTGCTACTTCCTGCTTTTCTGCGCTCTCAGTCACGAGGTAAGTCCTCTATCATCCGTAAAGCTCGTTGCAGCCCTTTTATTTCGCCAACGGTTTCGCGGTAGGACTCGAAATCCTTCGCGGAACCACGGGCTAAGGAATCAGCGAGGGCTGTTTGCTGTTCCTTGATTTGCTTGTGCAGAAGCTCTGCTTGATCCAAGTTCAACTCCCTTCAGAAGCTGTTGATTTGCGATCTTGGCTTCGTCGTTAGCCTTCTTCGCGCCTATCGTTACGCCTGCAATACCTGCCTGCGTGTCGATGCGTTTGTTCTCTCGTGCGTCTTTGAGAGCCATTTCCTGCTCTTTGAGCGCCATTTCACGGGATTCCATCTCACGCTTGAACTGGAACTCGTCTTCCTTGAGTTTGAGTTCGCGCATCTGGATTTGCAGCAGCGGGTCTTGCATCTGTTGCTGTGCTTTTTGCTGTTGCGCCTCCGCAGTGTCCTTCTGCAGCAGCTTGTCTGAGGCCATTGCCACTGCGCGGGACAGTGCAACCTCGATTTCCGGCGGCAGCGGCTCGTCTTCGGGCGGCAGAGGGGCTCCGAGCATCTTTTCGATCTCGATCCGATACTGATACCCGGTGTGTTCGTTGATGTGAGCCATCAAAGCAGCCATCATCTGCTGCGCAGCCGGGTTTTGGCCGATGATCATCTGGATTTTCGGGTCTTGCATGGCGTTCATGTGAACCCGGATGTGCGCTTCATGATCCTGATGCGGGAAAGCCTTCAGCGGCTTGTTGGAAAGCACATCCATGTTCTCCGCAACAGGGTCTCTGGGCTTGAAATCGTCCTTCAGGGGGAGGATTTTCTGCACATTCTTGATGCCCAGCACCTCAAGCATCTGTCTGTGAAGCTGCGGGAGGTCATAAATCTCGGGCGCACCCTGCGCCAACTGCAAAGCGGCCTGATACTGCACCACTTTCTGGGCCATCGTGGTGGCATTCGGGTCGGAAACGGGGATAACTTCCACCATATCGTAGTCCGACTGCTTCGCCATACGGGGGCCATCGGCATCGTAGTCATACTCGGGCGGCGTGTAGTCCCGGATGATGGCCGCAAGCAGTTTAAACTCTTGACGCATGGCCGAGTGCATACGCGCTTGCACCGCCGACATGACCTTCAGGTTGCGTTCGAGGATTGCCAAGGTGGTGCCGACCGGTGAATTGGCCGACATGTCCGAGACCTTCAGGTCTGACACCGAAGCAAACCGCCGACCCTCTTCAACGATGGTGTTCATCAGGTTGAACAGCGTTGCGGAAGGCTCTTTGTAGGGCAGTGGGACGATGGAATCACGGATGGTGCTGCCCACCACATCGACATCCCGGAACTCACCGGGTGCGATCGGGGTGTCATCGTTCTTCACCCGCATGTCCTTAGACTTGAATCCACCCGGCAGATTGGACAGGGTGCCCGCATCAACCAGTTGACGCATCAGGGAGGTGGCGGAATCAGCGAAACCAC